GCCATTTCTTAAAGCTCCTTTATTATCCTAGCCATGTCTTCATGGCCTTGTTGCCTTAATAAATTCACATATGTCACGTTTTTAGAATTTATCGCGTTCTTAATACTATGTAAGATTACAGTATAAACTTGATTTTGAAAAGCTATGGCTTGTTGTTTTACATGCTCTGGTGCATCCATAGAAATCTCACATATTTTCTTAGTCGCTTGTTCTGCCCAAAACTCAGGGTCGTGCCCTTTGTTCTGTGTAGTGTGAACATCGACTTTTCCTAATTGTATAAAACTGTCTGTCATCCTTTATATGGTTCTGGTGGTTCTTCATCTTTATGTAAAACCAATCCATGTTCTGCTAATTTTTCGTCTATATCTTCAAATGGACCTATGATCCATTTACCTTCATGTGGCACTGCTACTAATGGTTTATCTAATCTATGGAAACCGTATAGCCTGTCTGTTGCTACTACATTAGAATCTAACACTGTAGATCTTGAACTGATACCTACCGTTATGTCTGCTTCCATACACTTACATATCCAAAACTCTACACAAGCTCTGCCAGCTTCTGCAAAGTGCATATTCTCTTTGTAAGAAAAATCTATGCCGTATAAGTCAATAGCGCCTACCTTGTTAAATAGAGCAAAAGCAATAGCATAAGCTACTGTATTGTTTAAGTAAGCACAGCGAGTAGCATTACAAACATCTTCTATTGGATAAACCACAGCACTAGGAACTCTGTCGTCAAGCTCACAGGTATAAATAGGATAATCTGCTTCGGGTAGTATTCTAGTCAAAGCACTGGTTTGTTTACCCGCATCGTTACTATCAAAAAAACGACTTGCTGGATCTAACATAAACATTCTGTCTGTTTTGTATACAGCAGCTGCTGAGTTTATGGTCCAAACCTCATCCCAAGTTTTGCCATTCTCTAAATCATCCCAAGTTTTGCCATTCTCTAAACCCACAGCAAAATCTACTTGAGATATGCCAAGGCCTACTAGAGCAACTCTCTTGCCCTCTAATGATTCAATGGGTTGCACTAAGATATGCCAGTGCGTAACTGATCGTATCTATATTCATCGCGTGTGCCACGACCTTCTGATAGAGTTTTCATTCTGCCAACTGCCTCCTTAAATCTTGCCTCAAATTGGCCAATGACATCAGGGGGTTCTTTCAGAAAGATAGCTCCTTCTACTAAACTTCCGTACAACAAAGCATCTGGATAATCAGAACTTAACACTGTTGTACCGCTGTCACTACCACTCGTTAAAGAGGCTGGTTTATACAAATAATGTAATTCAATAGTATATGCGGAGTCTGGAACTGGGGCAAGTTCAAAGGAAGTATCATCAAACTGTGAATAATACTTTGGTTGCCCTGTAGCAGCAGAAGATGGTGCATACTCTTTAATAAAAGACGCATGCTTAAAATCTAAGTAATCGTATGTATTACTGCTGGTAATTGCCAAACTAAATGGCGCATAAAAATCTGTTGGTGTTGCTAGAAATCTGTTACTAGCAGTTAGGGTAGCTGAAACATTTTTTCTTTGGTACGGCAGTTGAACCATATTGAATATGCGATCTTCTGCTTCCTGTATAAATCTAGGCAGTTGTGTTGTAAAAGTAGTCTCCGAGACTTGTAAGTAGTCTTGTACGGCTGTTTTAAGTGTTGCTAGTGTAAAACTCATGTTGTTATCGTGACTGTTCCTATGCTTGCTGTCAATTCAAAAGAGGTCAAGCTAGTGCCTAATTTTCCATCTCCAACATTAGTGTAAAGTGTAAAAAAGTTGTTGGTGTCTTTGTTTTCTGTCCTAGCATCTTTTATTGCTTGTGGATCTACAGGCGAAGGTTTTGGCATAAGCTGTGGATGTTTAGCATTCCATTGATCTTTACCAACCAATAAACCGTCCCACGTTTTTCTTAGATCTTTATGTTTGTAGCGAAAGCCAGTGATGTCACAAATTCCATAAGCATTCTTGTTGGATGCAAAAGCCATTATGCGTTGTTGTAGCTTCTTAGGTTAGGAGATATGTTGAAAGAACTTCTGTCTTCATCGGTAGACAGAGCTCTGTCAAACTCTTCTTCGTATATAGCTTTAAGTTGTCCTGTCAGCTGTGGTGCTCTTTTCATAGACATGTAGTAAGCCAAACCAGCTGTTAAACAAGGATAAAACCTAAACGGTAGATCCATTGTATTTGTAGCTGAGTCAGCATCATCCATTCTGGTAAGCACGTTCATGTGAACAGTGTAAGTGCTTGAGAGATCAGGCGTTGGCCAAACAGTAATTGTAGGTGACAGCTGCTTGTCTATGAAGTATTGATTTGGTTTGCCAGTAGATGACTTGTTTGTAATGTGTGCATACTCAGCTCTACTAAGTCTGCTCAAAGGTATGTCTGTAGTTTCAGAACCAGTTGTTTCTCTGATAAATACGTCTAGCACATCAATAGGTGCAGTAGCGTTGGTACTATCCACATTGTATGTTTTGCTATCTTTCACCATAGCTACAGTTTTTTCTGCAACCGTCCATTGGTTAAGTCCTCTGTTGGCCCACTCTGCCAACATGATATTGAGACTTCTAGTTGCGCTCTTTAGATCGTAACCAGTGCGTAGCTCTATGCCACATCTTTCAAAGGCTTCTTCAATGTATTCGGCTACATCAGGCTCAAAATTCTTACTACTTGATGTTGCCATTATTTTTTCTTATTTTTCTTTAAAGTTTTTTCTAATCGTTTAGCTTGGTTCGCATGTAACCTTGATGCGTTTTTTAGCTCTTTAATCATCTTAACTGTTTGTGGTCTTGTAAGTTCTGTCATATTAATCCTCTGGAGCGTATAGATTATCAAATGTTATGTTTGGGTCCATATAACTCTCATGTTGTTCTGCTGAATGTGTCCATTGTGAAGGCATAAAATCAGGAGCTCCTTCACCAACACGCCACAAGGCTGGGTTTGTTGCTCTCACTCTATTGTTAGGTAGAGCCACAAAGTTACCAGTCCAAGGACCAGCTTCTGTTAAATATAACACATGTGACTGTTTATGTTGAGCTGGGTCATCAGCTATCGAATTATCTGTGTAATCAACTGTAAACATATACTTACCTGTTACGAACTCTCCTCCTATCTTACATATCCATGGAGATGAGCTTACCCTGTCCATAATAACCACAGAATGGTCGTGACTCAAGCAATCCCAAGGTTGAGCTAAATGATCTTCCATTGGTTCTGGCCATTCTTCTAAAGGTACGTCTGCTACTAAAGCCTGTATGGGCATCCTTGCCCACATAGCTCCGCCATGTACATTTGGAGCATCTTCCATGTCGTCTATTTCACAACCTGTAAAAACCACCTGAAAAGACAATGATCTGTCTGGTAATGTGTTTACTGCTATAGCTAAAGCGTGTAGATACTCGCCATGATAATTGCTATGGTTAGCCGTAAACTCTTTTCTTACCCAGCATTTAAACTGGGGAATGTTTGATATTAAATACGCCACAATATTTAACTCCTATTATTTATTTAGATTGAAAAGTCGCCACCTCTAATAGCAGCTCCCATACCTCTTGCTACACCTCTTTTCTTGCCGACACGACCACCATTAGACATATACTTAGTGCCTTTATTATTAGCGCCACCACCTTTCGACATATACTTAGTGCCTTTGCCTTTGCCTTTAGCCATGCCGCCTTTCGACATATACTTAGTGCCTTTGCCTTTGCCTTTAGCTGCTCCGCCTTTGTTCATACCCTTAGTACCTTTCATAATTACTCCTATCTTCTGCCAAACAAACCATTGTTGTTTGATCTTGATTTACTTATCTTACCACCTGTAGAGGCGAATGTAGAAACATTAGTTGGCTTACCACCAACACCTTGTTTTTTTGATCTCTTGCGTTTTACAGCAGAAGATATTTGTTTTTTACTCATGCTAGAAGCTTTAGAGGCTGGAACGCATTTTGGATAACTTCGCTTAGAACCTTTGGTTTTAGATCTACCGCATTTTTTATAGCCACCACCTTTTTTTGGTGCGCCTATATCAACCCAGTCATCTTTAAACCACTTCGTTAAACTCATGCTTACACTCTAGGCATTTTTGTTTTCTTTCTTCTGTCATTCTGTATCGCACCGCAACCTCTGCCCTGAACCATGACTGAACCGCCTTGGTTAAACTTGATTGCTCCACCAGCAGCTTTCTTTTTGCCCTTATACTTGCCACCCATTTTTTTATACTCTTTAACCATGTAAGCATTAGCATAGGCTGATGGGTAAACATCAAACTTAGCTTTGGCCTTACTTTTAGCTTTTCTGTATAAACTTGGATTTGATACGCTTTTAGGTACTTGTGATCTTGATATTGCCATTAGCACTTCCACCTTCTTCTTGCTTGCCTAATTCGTGAGTTAGGGTCATTTTTTGTTTTAGCAGAGCTTTTCTTTAATTGTCCAAGCGACCTTGCACAATAAGACTTACG